GGTCAGGTTAGACCCGGTGCCAGACGGCACAAGGCGAATGTACATGTCGCCGACCAGGTCGCCGTTGCGGGCAATGGTCACGGACACGCGACCGCTGTTAGAGGGCGTGCCGTTCACGGTCTGCTGGATGTTCTCCATCGCAAAGTTCGTGTGGCGCTTGTAGACCGCCTGGAAAAAGGTAACCTTGGGCTGGCCAGTCAGGTACACATCCTGGGCGCCGTAAGCAACGAGCTGCATAAGTCCGCCTGCCATGGTATCGCTTGGTACTAGTACCCAAGAAAAAAATTTAGACGGTTTTCCATTTAAACCCACCTGCCGACCGAAGTTTCCCTTTACAGCACTTACTTATATGACCATTTCTAGCTCCAGACTTTTCGGATGCTTCCCTAATAGTATCAAACTCCCGTATCAATGTCTTCCCATCGAATGACCATTGCTGGACCTTGGTAAACTTGAGAGGTTGATTTGTCCGAACATCATCGGGGTTCACAAACTTCCAATGGAACCCTCCTGCAGTCTTTCGCCCCTCCTTTCCATTACACACCCGTCCAATGTTCACGGCCAGGGTTCGATCGCCTCCTGAAGCCTCCTCGACCGACTCGAACGTCCTGAGGAGCTCCTTCCCGTCCCTGGACCACTGCTGAATCGCCTTGGCGTTCGCCTCCTTGAGCAGCTCCCGAGCCTCTTCCGTGTGGTGCTTTCCGAACATCGCGTGGCGCTCACCTGACCTCACAGAACTCATGAGATCCTTCGTGTCCTCGTGAAGCACTTTGTTCTTGTTCCCGCCCGTCTCGTTATTGTACCCGTTCGGAGTCAAGGTCCCACGTTGTGCAATCTCTCGAATTTCCAACTCATCGAGACGCTCTTTCCAGTTTCCTTCTTTTGGAAAACTGTAAAGAATTTCGATCGTAAATTGGTCCCACCCATAGAGCCGGATTGCGTTGTACAAGTGTCTCTTGCGTCCGTTGTTCACGTCGGCAATGTGACCGTTGAGACGAACTTGAAAATCATCCTGAGACGTCTGACCGATGTACTCTTTATACGGCTCGAGTTTACATTTTATAGAATATACAAAGGGCATACACCACTCTTAGGAAAGCCCTAGATTTCTTTAGTTCGCGAACGCAAGACCGCCAAGACCCGATTGCACGCGCAGGATATTGTAGTTCACAGCAAACATCTGCTGGTTCAGAGCGGGCATACCCGTCTTCAGGTTGACGGCCATTTGGGCCATGTCGATACGGCTGAAGTTGCACGTGCCACTCGGCTGGAGTTCCTCGGGCTTGAGGCCGAACGAGTACACGTAGATGCCCGGGTACGGGAGACCCGAGTGGTACTGGAACGGTTGGTACTGGTTAAAGTACTTGCCGTATTGGGGCACGAACCGGTCGGTACCGTTCAGCATCAACTTGGCAGCGTGCAAAGGACCCACCTCCTGACCAGGGGTCGTATTGCTCGTAAATTGGGGGTTGCCTCCCTCGACCCAGAAGACGTTACCCGTGATGACGTTGGACTGGACGGCGAGGGACAGACCTGCGGGGATGGAACTAATCACGGAGCCCGACGTCTGAGTCACGTACAGGTTCGACACGAACGGACCAGGTGTGTACAGGACCGGGCTACCAACCGCCTGGGTGGCGTACGGAGCGGCGGCGCCCGCCAGCTTCGCCGGATCACACGTCACGTTGACGTTTGACACACTGGACGAGAAATTCCACAGAGAATTGGGATTGGCCAAGGGGGACGGGTTCTGGTAGCACCAGATGAGCTCCTTGACGGGGTGATTGTACTGGAGACGGATAACGCTTGGGGTGTTCTCTGTACTGGTACCAACGGGGTTGCCGTTGATGTACTGGACCTGCTCGATCAGGTACTCGTTGGGCTTTTTGGCAAAGGTGTCACGCTCGGTGGTATCCAGGTACACATAGTTGGCCCACACGGCGAATGGATTCGTACCGAAATAGTTGGCGTACTGCGGGCTGATGCTGAAATCGATGCGGACCTCATGGTACTGCAGTGCAATCAGAGGCAGGTACAGGCCCGGGTTGCGGTTAAAGAAGAAGATGAGTGGCAGGTACACGTATCCGGTAGACGTGCCGGTGTTATTGGGCGACGGGAAGGACGTGAGCTTGCCCCAGTTTTGCTTCTTCGTGTCGTTCAGGAACACCTCAGAGTACAGGCGGAACCACAGCTGGTAGTGCTTGTCAATAGACTGGCCACCGATGAACAGCTCGATGGACGTGAAGGCACGCTCAGCCACCCAGCACATATCCGAAACGCTGTTGTTGGTCGTGAGGTTGGCGGAGCTCGTGGGCGTGGGTTGCAACACGACAAACATGTCACCGACCAGGTCGCCTGAACGAGACAGGGTCACGGAGGTCAGACCTCCGGGATTCAGGGCGCCAGCGACGGTCTGTTGCACCGTCTCCATGGCGAAATTTGTATGACGCTTGTAGGCCGTCTGGAAGAAAGTCACCTTGGGGTCGCCCGTCAGGTAGACGTCAGACGCGCCGTAGGCCACGAGTTGCATAAGAGCGCCACCAGGCATTTTACTATACGTACGGAAAAAGTTTTGCGTTCAAAGACGAGTCCTATTTTCTGACGCAAAAGTACCAATGTCTGGCCGTCCCCCGCGCCCACCGCCACAGAAGCCCGTTTCCGAGCCCGAGCCCGAAGAGGACGAGGAGTTTGACGAGGACGAGGAAATGGAGGACTTTGATGGCGTTGATATTCTGAGCAGCCTGCTCGCGACCGAGGAGGGCGAGACGGTCGCCACCGCCCTGGTCGGTCTGAAGGACGCCGTCGAGAAGATTGCATTGAACATGGAGATGCAGAACAAGATTCTGGTGAAGATTGCTGCAGCCCTGAACAAGCCAGCACCCGCTTAAAAAAGTCTCGCGCACTTTTAGCATGGCACCACAACAGAAAAAGGCGCAACAACAGACGGACGAAAGTGCGTATCAAAAGGAAGTCAACTCGTGGAACACACTCGAGGATTTCAACACGAAACTCAACAGTTGTGAACAAAACCTGTTTCTCAATTTGAGTCGTCAGGAGGTGTATGCTCGGCTTGCAAACAAGTGGCTCCAAGACAGCCCGAACCGCGACGAGTATGGGTTTCCTATCGACGTCAGTAAAGACGACCGCGAGCGTCTCGAGGTCCTGAAAACCAAGACGGTGTCCATTTGTGGACACATGCTTGCCCGTGCCGAGCTTTTGGAACTGTCCAAGTCCGAGACGGAGGATATCAACGGTCACAAGATGACCCTTGAGCGACGTATTCGGCGGTTCAAGGAGTGCTACAAGATGGTCATTCGAAAGTTTATAGATAATGATACGGAAAACAAGGTCTTTTCACAGCCCCTGGCGGAGAACCCGAATATCGATTTCAACGTCGAGGAGGATGCGAGTCCGTACCAGGCTCTGCTCATCTACCTTTTGCAGAGGGCCTACGAGCTTGGGTACCGGCGATACAGAGACCAGTGTTGCACGGAGATTCGCAACACGCGCGCCTGGAAGCCGGTCAAGGAGATTAAGGAGTTTGTGTATGACGAGACTCAAAAGGAGGACAATATCGACATGTGGAAGAACCTGACGAACCGTGGAAACATGGCCCACGACGTGATTCGACACTTGTCCAATTGCAAGGACATTCAGTTTTCTGAGATTAAAAAGGACCGTCACGTCTGGTCCTTTGAGAACGGTCTTCTGGACGCGCGCCCGGTTGACGAGAACAGAGACGTGGCGACGGGGGCGCACAGCTTCACGTTTTACGAGTACACGTCACGTGCGTTTCATGAGCTTGATCCGAACCTCGTGTCTTGTAAGTACTTTGACCTGCCGTTTGACCCGTGTCACGACGTCGAGGATTGGTACAATATTTCTACACCAAATTTCCAAAAGGTTCTGGACTACCAGCGGTTCGAGGAGTCTGTGTGTCGGTGGCTCTACGTGTTCATGGGTCGTCTGTGCTTTGATGTCAACGAGATGGACGGCTGGCAGGTTATTCCATTTTTGAAAGGAATTGCACAGTCAGGCAAGTCTACGCTCATTACCAAGGTGGCGCGCAAGTTTTACGAGTGCGAGGACGTGTCGACTCTTTCGAACAACATTGAGAAGAAGTTTGGTCTTTCGAGCATTTACAAGGGGTTCATGTTCATTAGCCCCGAGATCAAGGGCGACCTCCAGCTCGAGCAGGCCGAGTTTCAGTCGCTCGTGTCTGGTGAGGACGTGAGCGTGGCACGCAAGTGCGAGTCGGCGATCAGTATTCAGTGGAAGACCCCTGGAATTTTGGGAGGAAATGAGGTGCCCAACTGGAAAGACAACTCGGGGTCTATCCTGCGTCGTTTGGCGACCGTGAACTTTGGCCGACAGATTGCACCGGACGTTGCAGACCCGCACCTGGATGAGAAGCTCGAGCTTGAGTTGCCTGCGATTCTGTGTAAGTGTCTCCGGGCCTA